TTATCGGTCACCCCCATGAATCATCCTGAGATCCGAATGGTCCCAGTGGACGCACTCGTCCCGTATGCACGCAACGCCCGAACCCACAGCGATGCCCAAGTGGCGCAGATCGCGGCCTCCATTACCGAGTTCGGCTGGACCAACCCGATCCTCACGGACGGTGCCAAGGGCCTGATCGCGGGTCACGGCCGTTTGATGGCAGCGCGCAAGCTGGGACTCAAGGAAGTTCCCGTCATCGAGTTGGGGCACCTCACGCCCGAGCAGAAGAAGGCCTACATCCTGGCCGATAACCGTCTGGCCGAGAACGCGGGCTGGGACGAAGAACTTCTGAAACTCGAGTTGGCTGAACTCAATGCGGCCGACTTTGATCTTGACCTGATGGGCTTCACCGACAAGGAGCTCGAAGAGCTGCTGAATGGGGACGAATCAGGCGGTGGTTTGACTGAAGATGATGCAATCCCAGAAGCACCAGTAGACCCGGTATCCAGACCTGGGGATTTGTGGATTCTTGGCAACCACCGCCTCCTTTGTGGTGACTCCACCATTCTCTCGGATGTGGAGCGCCTCATGGGGGGGCAACTGGCCGACATGGCCTTCACCGACCCGCCCTACAACGTGGACTATGGCAACAGCGCCAAAGACAAGATGCGTGGCAAAGACCGGCGCATCATGAACGACGATCTGGGTGAGGGGTTCTTCCAATTTCTTTACGACGCCTGTTTGAACCTGCTCGTGGTCACCAAGGGTGCCTGCTACGTGTGCATGAGCTCATCTGAGCTGCATACCCTGCAAAAGGCTTGGCTCAAGGCAGGCGGTAAGTGGTCCACGTTCATCATCTGGTCCAAGAACACTTTCACGCTCGGTCGCGCGGATTACCAGCGCCAGTACGAGCCCATCCTGTATGGGTGGAAGCAGGGCTCTGATCACTTCTGGTGCGGGGACCGTGACCAGTCGGACATCTGGAACTACAACAAGCCCCGGGTCAATGACTTGCACCCGACCATGAAACCGGTCGAGCTGGTCGAGCGGGCCATCAAGAACTCCTCCAAGAGCCGAGACATTGTGCTGGACCTGTTTGGTGGCTCCGGCACCACGTTGATCGCCAGTGAAAAGACCGGACGTCAGGCTCGGCTCATTGAACTCGATCCCAAGTTCGTGGATGTGATCATCAAGCGCTGGGAAGACTACACCGGCCAGCAGGCGGTGCGCGAAGAGGATGGCTTGAAGTTTTCTGAGGCAAGCGAAAAGGCTCTTCCCGATCCAGCAGTCCAATGACGGTAGTCCACTTCTGCTTGCGTCAAAATCATGGGAAAGTCCAAGCCATGTGCTTTCTCAAACCATGAACTCAGACCGGCATGTTCAATCTTCACTGCACCAAGAAGCTTCTCGACCGCATCAAGCCAGAGCTTGAAGCTCCCCGGACTGGTTCAACGCGCCTTGGCAACTGGTATGCCACTGCGCTGTTCTGGAAGCCGCAGATGGCGCTCGTGGTCAATGAGAGAACGCTTTTGCCTGTGTTGTTGCCATTGGCACCGGCTGCAACGCTTGCTGAGCGATTTCCGATTGCGCTGCGAGAAGTGCTGCAAGCACTGCATACACCAGCCGAATTCATTGAGTCAGAAATCAGTGGCATGAGTGAGGTGGTCTATGCCAAGACTGCCAACCGCAGCGTTTTGGGCGTGATGAACGAGTTTGTGTTTCTGGCTGAGGGCTACCGTGACCAGGATGGATCAATCGATCCGGTTGGGTTGTCACTCAAATTGGCAGGTACACCCTGTGGCCCTCTCTACAAAGGTGCCGTCTTTCCGGACAAGGCTCTGCGAGAGCTGGTCCATGGCGGAGCGATTCACTGACCTGCACTTGAAAAAAATCGGTTGGGCTTCTGCTTAGTTGTCCGAGAAATTCGGGTACAGATCGCCACTCGTGATGTCAGCCGTGTAGGTGAGTTTGTCAAATTCACCACTCTCATCGGCCAGGTAAACGCCTCCGACCGACTTGATCGCCACCCCGTATTTGCGGGTGAGGGTGGTCAGTTCGGTGATGAAGCGGTCGTAGTTGTTTTCGGTTTGCGTTGTGGTGTTGATGGCAGCCATTTGGGTCTCCTTGTTGCGATGACTGTATGAACGCTCTACCTGCGTGAGAAGTAAAGCAATTCATCCAATCTTTCTGATCAGTTGCTTATTTGTGACTGATCAGCCCAGACGCGCGAGGTAGCGAACGCTGTCTCCTCCGGATGGATCTATGAACAAGTAGGGGCGACCAGGTGCGTGCACCATCACGCACAACCGGCCATCCCAGTAATCGCCTCCCTTGCCTTTGAGCCAGTCACGAGACTTTCCCAGGTTCAATTTGAAGCCATCAAATTCTTCGGGGTCCATCTCCCGGATCTCGGTCACGTAGACCGCCTCGACGCCGCAAGCGGCAATGTCAGAGATGTCTGTAGGCTTGCGGCCAAAGGGCAGCGGGATGCTGAGCTTTTGAACATGCAATTCGCGGCCATCGAAGTTGATGGTTGTGGGCTTGGATTCGATGGTGATAGTGATCGGGTTCATGAGGTCCTCAAACGGTTGTAGTGGTGATGCGATAGCTGCGATCTGTTCCGGTCTGCTTTTCTGAGGTGATATCCAGCCCCAGCTTCTTTTTGAGCGCGCCTGCCATCGCCCCGCGCACCGTGTGAACCTGCCAACCCGTGGCCTCGATCATCTGCGGCAACGTGGCCCCTTCTGCGCGCCTGAGCAGCTCGATCAGCACGGCTTGCTTGGTGCCATCGCGTGTTGTGCGTGGTGGCTGCGTAGTGAAGCCGATCGCCTGCAACCCTGTGGCTGTGGCCACATACACCTCGGGCTCTGCCGCGCTGGCCTCAATCAGCTGTGCGTTGCGCATGGCCGTGAGCACCTTGATGCGTGCACCACCCTTGAGGGTGTCGGGGAAGTTGGTTAGTTTCTTTTGAGGATGCTTGGCAGCTGCTTCGAGCAGCGCGCGTTGGGTGTCCGTGAGTTTCATTGTTTGCCTTTCAATGTTGTTGATGTGTTTTTTCCTGCTTCGATCCCTGCGGCGTAAGCAGCCTCCAGTGCGCCCTTGATGGACCAGACTGCGACGTCGTGGAAGTCCGAGCGATCGCTGTTTTGTGTCTCCAGCGTTTCGATGAACAAGTGCTCTTTGGCGATCTGCTCGAGCAGCTTGTTCAGGTCCTTTTTTTGTTTCATTGGCTTGGTTCCTTTCGTACATCCAATGTGATGAATTGACGCTCTGAATCAAGATGAAGCCAAGTCAATTTTTGAAGCTGTCGCTTATTCCTTGAAAGACGATTGAGATGCCGCGAAGTGCTCCCACTCCATGCCGTTATCCCGGTTGCGCACAGGTGCTCAACGTGCCCGGGTACTGCACCAATCACCAGTCGAAAGTGCACCGTGAGTACGGGCGTGCGCGCAGAGGGTTTGATACGGAGCTGGGCTTCTATCAATCGGCCAGGTGGCGCAACACCCGTGCAGCGGTGTTACGGGATAACCCGCTTTGCTGCAGGTGCCAGGCCAAGGGGTTGTTGCAACCGGCCAAGGTCGTTGACCACATCGTTCCAGTCAAAGACGGCGGTGAGCGCTTTGAGCGGGCAAACCTGCAGAGCCTGTGCGTGCCCTGTCACAACGCCAAGACCGCCTCAGAGACCGCGTCCTCGCGCCAGTGACCCCGTCCTGAGGGGGTAGGGGGGATGAATCTCTACAGACTGCCGCCCAAGATGCGTTGGCCTGCGCAAATTTTTGTGCGTGCAAATTGAACAAGGGGGGGTATCCCCCAAAGCCTGCAGCAAAGGCAGTGCATCAGATGAACATCAAACCAAGCGGGTGATTTATGGGTGGACGCAAGCCACTGCCGACTCAAGTCAAGCAGATCAAGGGGACCTTGCAGCCATGCCGGACCAACTACCACGAGCCCATCCCAGAGGGCTTGCTGGTGGAGCCTCCGGACTACATGCCAGAAGGTGCCAAGGCCGCCTGGCGCTACGCGCTTGAATGTGCCCCGCCCACGCTGATCCGCAAGCTGGACATGTCCGTGCTGGAGATCTGGGCTTGCGCGGCAGATATCTACCGGCAGGCCCAGACGGGCATCGGCAAGACCGGGCTCCTGGTGAAGGCGCCCCACAGCGGCGTGCCCATGCAGTCGCCTTACCTGGCCATTGCGAACAAGCAGGCCCAAATCATGACCAAAGCTGCGATCGAGATGGGATTCACCCCGGCATCTCGCTCGCGCATCTCCATTCCAAACGAACGCCCGGGCGAGGAGCTCGATCTCTGGGAGGACATCGTGGGTTGACCCAAAGGGACACAGGATGAGTACATACGCCGCGAGCGCTAAACAATATGCTGAGCGCGTTGTCTCCCACGAGATCCTGACCTGCGAGTGGGTCCAGAAAGCCTGCAAACGCCAGCTCGATGACCTGATCCGCTTCAAACGCAAGAGCAGCCTCTACCAGTTCAACCCGGAACTGCTTGACCGCTATGGCAGGCCTTACAGGCCAGCGGACAACCTGTGTGCCTTCATTGAACGACTGCCCCACGTCAAAGGCCCACTGGCCAGCAAGATGATCGTTCTGGAGCCCTGGCAGGTGTTCATCCTGTCCACGGTCTTCGGGTGGGTCAAATCGGACGGCAAGCGCCGCTTCAGGCGCTCCTACATCGAGGTGCCTCGGGGCAACGCCAAGTCCACCCTGTCCTCGGCTGTTGGCCTGTATATGCTGGCAGCCGACCGCGAGGGCGGCGCTGAGGTGTACTCACTGGCCACCACCCGCGATCAGGCTCGCATCGTTTTTGGCGATGCCCAGACCATGGCGCGCCTGAGTCCGGGATTTCGGAACCGGTTTGCGGTGAACGTCGGGGCGCACAACATGCATGTGCTCCAGACGGGCTCCAAGTTCGAGGCGCTCTCGGCTGAGGGCTCGACGCTGGACGGCCTGAACATCCATTTTGGCTGCATCGACGAGCTGCACGCCCACAAGACCCGAACGGTCTATGACGTGGTGGAGACCGGTACCGGCAAGCGGGACAACTCACTGCTGTGGGTGATCACCACTGCAGGCAGCAACCGATCGGGCATTTGCTACGAGGTCCGAAGCTTTGTCACCAAGTTGCTCAACCGGGTGTTCGAAGACGACTCCCAGTTCGGAATCATCTATGGGCTCGATGAAGGTGATGACTGGGCAGCCAAGGACTCACTCATCAAAGCCAACCCCAACTGGGGCATCTCTGTGCGTGAGGAGATCCTGACTCCCCTGCAGGCCAAGGCCATGCAGTTGCCTAGCGCGGTCAACAACTTCAAGACCAAGCACCTCAACGAATGGTTGAGTGCAGACACGGCCTGGATGGACATGCGGTCCTGGGATGCCAGTGCCAACCCCGATCTGGAACTCGATCAGTTCCTGGGCCAGCCCTGCTGGGTGGGGCTGGATCTGGCCAGCAAGACGGACATCGCGGCACTCGTCATGGTGTTCGAGCACCCCGACACGCCCGACGCATACGCGGTGTTTGGCAAGTACTACCTGCCCGAGGACACGGTCCAGGCTGCTGGCAACAGCCAGTACGAGGGCTGGGCCCATACCGGACGCCTGTCGGTGACACCGGGCAACGTGATCGATTTCAGCTGGATCGAGGCCGATCTGCTGGACATCGCGTCCCGCTTCGCGGTGGAGGCCGTGGCCTTCGATCCGTTTCAGGCCACACAGCTGTCCACCCGGATGCTCTCCGAGGGCCTGCCCATGATTGAAGTGCGTCCCACGGTACTGAATTTCAGCGAACCGATGAAGACGCTCGAGGCCTTGGTCCTGCAAAAGAAGCTCGTTCATGACGGTGACCCGGTATTGGCCTGGATGGCCAGCAACGTGGTGGCTCACACGGACGTCAAAGACAACATTTACCCGCGCAAGGAGCGAGCAGAAAACAAGATCGACGGCATCGTGGCACTGATCATGGCCCTCTCACGGGCAATCAAACCGGGGGACTCGGTGGTGCTGGGATCCGACTATGAGCTGATGCTGCTCTAAAGAGACGGCAGGCGCGTTTTCTGACACCACCGATGGGAATCTTCAACCTCTTTGACCGATTCAAAGCCTCCACAAGTGATCGCTCCCCATGGGGCGATTTCTTTTTTGAGCCGGTGTCGGTGCGCAGCGTTTCTGGCATGCGCGTCTCGGCCGATTCGGCCATGCGCCTGGCAGCGGTTTATGCCTGCGTGCGCATCCTGTCTGAGACCATGGCCTCGCTGCCACTGGTTGTCTACCGTGCTCGAGCGGACGGGGGCAAGGACCGGGTGACGGACCACTGGCTCTACCGGGTGCTGGGCAAGAAGCCCAACCGCTACCAGAACCCGTTCGAGTGGCGTGAGATGCTGCAGGGGCACCTGGCCCTGCGTGGCAATGCCTTCTGCCAGATCCTGGCCAACGGCCGAGGCGAGATCACCGAGCTGATCCCTATCCATCCGGACCGGGTGCGAATGGAGCTCCTCACTGAAGGTGACTACCGCTACCGGATTCAGAACCAGACGGGTCACGAACTGGTCCTGCCTCGTGGCGAGGTTTGGCACCTGCGGGGTTTGTCCTCGGACGGCTTGCTTGGTCTAAGCCCCATCGAACTTTCCCGCGAGAGCCTGGGCATGGCATTGGCCGCGCAGGACTATGGCGCACGGTTCTTCAACAACGATGCCAAACCCACGGGCGGCTGGATCGAGTTTCCGGGCAACTTCAAGGATGCCGAGGCCAAGCGAGTGTTCAGGGAGTCCTACCAGGCCGCCCAATCCGGAGCGAACCGGGGCAAGGTGCTGGTGCTGGAGAACGGCATGAAGTTCCATGAGGTGGGTGTCACGAACAAGGACGCCCAGTTTCTGGAGCTGCGCAAGTTCCAGATCACGGACATCGCTCGCCTGTTTCGGGTGCCGCCGCACATGATCGCGGACCTCGACCGGGCGACATTCTCGAACATCGAGCAGCAGAGCTTGGAGTTCGTCATGCACACCATGACGCCGTGGGCCGAGCGCTGGGAGGCTTCGATCGAAGCGGACCTGATGCTTGACGGCGATCAGCTCGAAATCGAGTTTGACTTCGCCAACCTGATGCGTGGTGATGCGGCCAGCCGTTCTGCTTACTACCAAAGCGGCATCCAAAACGGCTGGCTCACCCGCAACGAGGCCCGTATCGCCGAGAACCTTAATCCGATTTCTGGACTGGATCAGCCCCTTCGCCCGCTCAACATGGTCGAAGAGGACGCGGCCGAGGCATTGGAATCACACAGTGCAGCGGCAGACGGAACGATCCCATCTGACGCAGACCCCGGGTCTGATCAGGCCATTCACCAGAGGGTGCGGGGTTTGGTTCATGTCAACGCACAGCGTCTGGCCCGTCGCATCAGCAGGACCGGTGTGATCGGGCCCAAAGAAGTGAATTTGATCTCTGAGACCTTCGGGTTGACGCAATCACGGGTTGAGCAGTGGGCTGCCCCCTTTGAAACACCTAACGATGAGCATGCATTGGTGCAAGCGCTCATTGAACTTGGAACGCATGAATGAACAAGCAACTTCTGATCTCTGAATTTCTGACCACGCCCTGGGCGTTGATGCCCGAGCGTCTGCAGGCCATGACTGCCGTCCTCACCCGTTGGTCTTCTGACGTGTCCCCCAGCGACGAGACGCTGTTTCAGATCAATACGGACCGGATGCTGCGCGACACGCGCAAACAGTTCGCCTCAGATCGTGCCGCGTCTAATACCGGAGCTGGCATCGCGGTCTTACCCCTGTATGGGGTGGTCACGCAGCGCGGCAACATGGTCGATGACATCTCGGGGCCGGGCAGCACCAGCACCCAGAAATTCACGAGTGCCTTGCGCCAGGTCCTGGCGGATGACACGGTGGGTCAGATCCTTATCGACATCGATAGCCCCGGCGGCAGCGTCTACGGCGTGGCCGAGTTGGCCTCAGAGATCGTCAAAGCCCGGGCTCAAAAGCCCGTGGTGGCTGTTGCCAACAGCCTGGCCGCTTCGGCCGCTTATTGGATCGGTTGCTCTGCCAGTGAGTTCTACGTCACCCCGGGTGGTGAGGTGGGCTCCATTGGCGTCTGGCAGGCCCACTTTGATTACTCGAAGGCGCTGGAAGAGGAGGGAGTCAAACCCACCCTGATCTCAGCGGGCAAGTTCAAGGTCGAGGGTAACCCTTATGTGCCTCTGGATCCTGAGGCCCAGGCCTTCATGCAGTCGCGTGTGGACGACTACTACAACGCCTTCATCAAAGCCGTGGCCAAGGGTCGGGACGTCTCAGCTGCCGATGTGCAGGGAGGCATGGGCGAAGGCCGGGTGCTGGGCGCAGATGCGGCTCTGGCCGCCAAGATGGTGGACGGCATTGCCACCTTTGACGATGTGCTAGCCAAGATGCAAAAGAGCACTCAAACGCCTGCCCGATCCGACCAATCAGTGGGCACTTCTCGGCTCAAGCAAGCACGCAATCAGCTGGCTTTGCTGGGGTGATTTTTCTTGGTTGCAGTTTCCGTGTTGAAGTTTCCGGCAAATTGCCGTACAATTTTTGTCAATCTCAGGAGAATTGTCATGACCGCAAGAGCCACTGTCGCTGTCCCTCGCTCACTGAAGCCTCAGTCTGCAAGGCTGGAGGCTCGGATCAGCCACGACTTGCATGTCGTCGTCAAGCGTGCCGCAGAAATTCAAGGCAGAACCATGACCGATTTTGTGGTCCATGCCTTGCAGTCTGCAGCCTCTCAGGCCATTGAGCAGGCAGACCATGTGCGCATGACCATGGCAGATCAAGAGGCTTTTGCCCAAGCCCTGATCTCTCCTGCCAAGCCCAATGCCGCACTCAAGCGCGCATTTGCCAAGGCCAACAAGCTGCTGGCGGCTTGATGCCGGGCCCGTTTTCCGTTGTCCCGCTCGATCTCGACGCAGACCGCTCGGGCTTCGCGTGTGGTGTTGAGCCGCTGGACAGGTACTTCAAAACCCAGGTCAGTCAGGACATCAAGCGCCGTGTGACTGCATGTTTCACGGCCCTGGATGCCAGGGGCCGGGTGGCGGGGTATTACACGCTGGCCTCGGCCAGCATCTTGTTGACAGACCTGGCTGAGAGCTTATCCAAGAAACTGCCCAGGTACCCCAATGTGCCTGCTGTGCGCATGGGGCGTCTGGCTGTGGATCAGGACTTCAAGGGTAAGGGTTTAGGGGCGGCTTTGCTCGCCGATGCCTTGCGTCGGGCAGTCACGGCAGAGATTGCTGCCTACGCCTTTATGGTCGATGCCAAGGACCAAAGCGCTGCCGAGTTCTACGCGCACCACGGGTTCCTTGCCACTGCGGACAACCCGTTGTTTTTGTATTTGCCGCTCGCAACGGTCAAAGACCTGGTCAAGCGATCGTGACCATGCAATCGCAACTCTGATCTTTCAAATTGACAGGCCTCCGTAGAGGCCTGTTTCACGTCTGCGACCCGTTGGTCGCGCCTCAAACCGCCGCCCCGTGCTTACTGCCCGGGCGGCATTTTTATTTCTGGAGCAACACCAATGAGTAAGCAATTGCGCGAGCTTCAAGCTCGCAAAGCCACCCTGGTCAAGGACGCCCGCGCCCTGACCGATATTGCCGCCGCCGAAGAGCGCGACATGACCGATGAGGAGTTGAATGCCTTCAACGCCCTTAAGGCCAAGATCGAGGCGGCGTCAGCAGCCATCGACCGCGAGGCTGCCCTGATCGCCGAAGAGGCACATATGGCTAATGTGGCCAACGTGGCCAATGTGAACAACGCAGCCTATTCAGCAGTCTCCCATGGTCACACAGCCACGGTGATTTCCGTCACCGACAACCTCGAAGTCGACCCCAAGCACGGCTTCAAAACCGTGGGTGACTTCCTCAAAACCGTGCGTCAGGCCCAAAACCCCGGCAGCGCCATCGACGAGCGCCTCCTGATTGGCTCCGGTCGCGGTGCCGTCGCCCCTGCCTCTTTTGGCAACGAAGGCTCGGCGCAAGACGGTGGCTTTCTGGTGCCGCCCCAATTCGCTCAAGAAATTTTCCAGCTCTCCCTGGGTGAAGACTCCTTGCTGCCGCTGACCGACAACGTCGAGATCACAGGCAACACCATGGCCTTCCCCAAGGACGAGACCACACCCTGGGGCACCAACGGCATCCGTGCCTACTGGCAAGGCGAAGCCAATCCGGCCGGTGCCACCAAGCCGGTGCTGGGTCTGTCGAGCCTGCGCCTCAAAAAGCTTATGGCTTTGGTGCCGGTGACGGACGAGCTGCTGGACGACACCAATGCGCTGTCGACCTACCTGCCCGACAAGATCGCCACTTCCATTCGCTGGAAGACCAACGAGTCGATCTTGTTTGGCGCGGGCACCGGCCTGCCTGTGGGCTGCATGACCAACGCGACCACGGTGACGGTGGCCAAGGAGTCGGGCCAGGCCGCCCAGACCCTTCTGGCCCAGAACCTGGCCAAGATGATTTCTCGCCTGCCGCCAGGCTCATTTGGCAAGGCCGTGTGGATCGTCAACAACGACGTGTTGCCAGCTCTTTTCACGCTCATGCTGGGCAACTACCCGATTTACCTGCCCACGGGATTGCCCGTCGGCGGCATCCAGGTCTCGCCCTACGGCACTTTGCTGGGTCGCCCAGTGTTCGTTTCCCAGCACGCCAACAGCTTTTCTGCAGCGGGCGATGTGTTGCTGGCCGACCTGTCGTACTACCAGACCATCACCAAGGCTGGTGGCATGCAAACGGCCACCTCCATGCACCTGTACTTCGACTCGGACCTCACTGCGTTTCGGACCACGTTCCGCATGGATGGCCAGTCAAAGATCGCTGCGCCCATTGCACCGGCCAAGGGCAACGCCACTTTGTCGCCCTTTGTCCAACTGGGCGCACGCTGATCGTCGCCTGAACCTTAAGGAGAACTCTGATGTTTCCCAATGCAAAAGGCAGCGAACAGCTGTCCATTTTGGCCACGCTCGACCCGGGCAACCAGGCAGTGGGTGTCGCTACCACTGGCTGGGTGCCGCTGAGCACCCACCATGGCCTGCTGGCGCTGGCTCAAACCGGCGCTTTGGCCACAGGTGCCACGGTTGACGCCAAGCTGCAACAGGCCCAGGACGCCAATGGCACGGGTGCCAAGGACGTGGCAGGCAAATCCATCGTGCAACTCACCCAGGCGAGCAACGGTGCCAACCGTCAGGCGCTTATCAATCTGCGCCCCGAAGAGCTTGATGTGAACAACGGCTTTGCTTACGTGCGCCTCGTGGTCACGGTGGCTGCCGCTGCAGCCAACACCTCGGCGCAGCTGCTGGGCGTCAACCCGCGACTGGCCTCAGCCGAAACAGCCAACCAAGCTGCTGTGGCTCAGATCGTTTGATTTGAAGGGGAGAGCGGTGCATGCCCATGCAGTTGATCACCCCGCCAGCGGCCGAGCCGGTCTCGCTGGCCGAGGCCAAGCTCCACCTGCGTGTGGACTTTGACGAGGACGATGCCCTGATTCAGGCGCTGATCTCTGCAGCCCGCCAGTCCGCTGAGATGCTGACCCAGAGGCAGCTGGTCACGGCCCGCTGGCGCATGGTGCTCGACAGCTTTCTGGGCTGCGGCCTCATGGGGGTGCCTGCAGGGCAGACCTTCACGCTGCCTGGGCATGCCATCTTGATTCCCAAGTCACCCCTGCAATCGGTGGTGGAGATTCGTTATCTGGATATGGCAGGTGTTTCGCAAGTCATGCCCTCCGCCCATTACACGGTGGACAAGGCCTGTGAGCCTGCCCGTATCACCCCGGTGTTTGGTCAGATCTGGCCTGTGGCCTTGCCACAAATCGGTGCCGTTTCGGTGACCTTCGATGCCGGGTATGGCAGCGCAGCGGATGTGCCCGAAGGCCTCAAAAGCTGGATCAAGCTGCGTCTGGGCAGTCTGTACGCCCACCGCGAGGAAGTCGCGTCGATGGCCCGAGGTCGCATTGACCCCTTGCCTTTCGTCGATGGCCTGCTTGATCCCTACAAAGTACCACTGATATGAGTCCTTTATGAACCCGATCGGAGCAGGCGCATTGACGCGCCGCATCAGAATCCAGCGACCCAGCACCACCAAAGACCGCCTGGGTGCCCCATGTCGCACCTGGCTTGATGTGGCGACCGTCTGGGCTGACATTCAGCCTCTGTCAGGACGTGAAGCGGTGATCGCCAGTCGCATCTCGGCAGAACTCACCCATCAGATCACGGTGCGTCACCAGAGCCTTTTTGACAACCCCCACCAAGTGGCACAGATGCGCTTGCTCTACAAAGCACGTGTGTTCAACATTCACTCGGCCCTGGACGAGGATGAGCGCCGGGTCAAACTCATCTTGTTGGCTTCCGAAGGGCTTGACGATGGCTAAACGTGAAACCGTCAAGATCGATGGCCTGGCAGAACTGGGCAAAGCCCTGCGCGAATTGCCAGATCGTGTTGCCAGAAACGGCCTGCGTGTTTCGGTGTACGCCGGGGCCAAGGTCGTGCGGGACGAAGCCCGCGGCCGGGCACCCAAGGCGCAGCAGTCTCTGGGGCCGAACCAGCCCCCACCGGGCACCCTCAAGCGCTCGGTGATCATGAAGCACATCCCAGAGCTCTCCAGCCTCACGCGCCAGACCTTCTTCGTGACGGTGCGCCTCGGCAAGAAGTACCGCAAGCAGGGCAAAAAAGGCAACCTGTCCCAGGACTGTTGAATTGCATCCAATAGTGATCCACTAAACCTAAAAATTTGCATCCAAATTTGACCCACGTAGTCAAACTGTCCTGCTCAGCATTGAGCAGGAGACACAGGAGTGATCAACGTGGCATTATTA